CCAAAGGAATGGACGCGATCACCAAAATTCCCGGCGCCAAGTCGATCGGCTCGAAGGCCGGTCCCGCGGCGATCGTCGGCTTCGCCGGCTACGCGGCTTATGAGGGCTACAAGGTGGGCGGGGTGCCCGGCGCTGCGATGGGCGTTGCGGACAGCCTCACCATGGGCGGCCTGTCGCTGCTTAACGAGAAGGCGAGGGCATCGCTGCTGCCCAACGACGGCCAGGACCGCACCTATCACGCACCGCGTAGCGGCAAGGCCTATCTCAACGTGGCCGCGGCGAAGAAAGCAGCTGCCGGCAAGCCGATCGCCAGCAGCACACGCCGCGCGGCGGCGCCAACGCCATCGAGCAACGGCTGGGTGCAGGAATACACGCGCAACGATGGCACGCGCGTCGCCAGCTATAAGCGCGTCTAGGACCCCCGGGAGCAACATGGCAGAAATCATCGCGCCGGAGCGGCAAGGCCGCTCTGGGGGACCCGGCTTGTCTTACTGGCTGGGCTCGAAATTCCTTAATCAGCCGCTGGCCATGCAGCTCGCTGCTGCACAGAACCTGCAGGCAGCGATCGAGGGCAAGAGCTTCGACGCTCAGATCTCCGGCCCGTGGGCGTCGAAGTTCGTCGGCACCAAGGACCGCGGGTCACAATACCGGGTCACCGAGGACGGCATCGCAGTGGTGCCGGTGCAGGGCGTGCTGGTCGACCGCGGCGAATGGCTTGGCGATCTCGGCGGCTGGGCGACCAGCTACGAGGGGCTGGCCGAGCAATTCTGCCGGATACGCAAAGACGATGCGATCAAGTCGGTCGTGCTCGACATCGACAGCGGTGGCGGAATGGTCGCTGGCCTGTTCGATCTGATCGACCAGCTCGGCGACCTGAAAGCGAAAAAGAAGGTCTACGCGGTCGCCGCGAATCTCGCGGCGTCGGCCGCCTACGCGATCGGGTGCGCCGCGCATGAGCTGTACGTGTCACGCAGTGGCATCGCCGGCTCGATTGGCGTCATCGCCATGCACACGTCGTTCTCGCGCGCGCTCGATCAGCAGGGCGTCGACAAGACGATCATCTTCGCCGGCGATCATAAGGCCGACGGCAACCCCTACCAGGCATTGACGCACGGCGCGCGGTCCGAAATGGCCGCCTCGATCGACCAGACTTACGCCGATTTTGTTCGCCACGTGGCCAAGCACCGCCAGATCGATGAGGCGGCGGTGCGCGGAACGCAGGCGCGTGTTTTCCACGGCCAGAAGGCCGTCGACGCCAAGCTCGTCGACGGAGTGAAAAGCTTCGATGAACTCATCGACCATATCCGCAAGGGCTCGGGTGCGAGCGTGCGCGGGCAATCCAAACGAGGAGGACGGACAGTGTCCGACGGGAATGCCCCGGCCGCCGCGCGGCCGGACTACGACGCAGTGATCGCCGCTGCGCTCACCACCATCGCTGCCGGCCAGAAGCCCGCAGCGGTAATCGCGCAGGCAGTTGAACAGCCCGCCGCTCCGGCGCCGGCTGCCGCTGTGGCTGCGCCGGCTGTGGCGGCCGATGCCGTCAAGGCTCGCATCAAGGCGATCAAGGGCTGCGACGCAGCCAAGGATCGCCCGGCGCTCGCCGAGCACCTGGCGCTCGAGACCGACATCGCCGCCGATCAGGCTGAGGCCATCCTCAAGGCCTCCGCGGTCGAGGGCGCGGCCTCTGGCCAGAAGCCCGACGCGCTGGCCGCCGCGATGGCGAACCGCAGCAACAGCGGCGGCGTCAAGCCTGACGTCACCGGCGCCGATGTAAAGCGCCCGTCGCTCGCCGATCGCGTCGCCGCGAAGTATCCGAACTCGAAAAAGGGAGCCTGATAATCCATGGCAGTCGTTTCCAACTATCCGAAGCTGTCGGGCGATTGGCTCCGGCATGAAAAGGATGCGCGCCTCAACCGCAAGCAGGTTACGATCCTCTCGGGGACCGGCAACCTGGTGACGGGCGCCGTCCTCGGCAAGATCACGGTCGCCGGCGCCTCGTCGGCCGCTAAGGCGGGCGGCAACACCGGCGGCGGCACGCTGACGCCGGACGTCACCACGCCCGTGCTCAAGGATGCGAAGCCCGGCGTCTACGCCGTGCGCTGCATCGGCATCGTCGCCAACGGCGGCTTGTTCTCCGTAACCGATCCCGAAGGCGTGGTGATCGGCACCTACACGATCGGCGGCCCGGCGTTTGCCAAGCACATCAAGTTTGCGATGGCCGACGTCGGCACCGACTTCGCAGTCGGTGACGGCTTCGACGTCACCGTCGCCGCCGGCTCGGGCAAGGTCGCTTACTACGACCCGACCGCCGTCAATGGCTGCGCCACGCCGGTCGGCATCCTGCTCGACGGGCGGGACGCTTCCACCGCCGACGCTCCCGCTGTCGTCGTGACGGGCGAGGCTGAGATCGTCGCGCTCAATCTCACCTGGGGCGCTGCTGTCGACGACGTCGACAAGAAGGCCGCCGGCCTAGCCTTGCTCGCCAAGCTCGGCTTCCAGGCGCGCCAGCTCGCCTAAACCCCGACACATCTAGGACAAGGACGCAATACACATGCAGCTCGATTTCCTGCGCGACCCGCGCTACTCCGTCCGAAACGTGTCGGACGCCATCATGAAGATCCCTAACGAGTATTCCCTGCTTTCGCAGATGGGGCTGTTTCCCGAGAAGGGCATCCGTACCACGTACGTCGAGGTCGAAACCAAGACGGGCTACCTCAACCTCATCCCGACCTCCGAGCGCGGCGCTCCGGCACCGGAAAAGAAGCGCTCGACCCGCTCGACCCGCGTCATGAAGACCGTCTTCATGCAGCAGAACGACACGGTCAAGCCGTCCGACCTGCAGAACCTTCCGCAGTTCGGCCAGCTCGGCTCGGATCAGTTCCTTGAAGCCTTCGACGACGTGCTCGCCGAGCGCTTCGCCGAGCTGCAGCGCGGCTACCGTCAGACGCACGAGTATATGCGTTGGGGCGCTCTGCGCGGCGACGTCTATGACGCCGACGGCGATCGCGTGCTCTACAACTGTTACACCGAAATGGGTGAGAGCCAGACGTCGATCGACTTCAAGTTCGGCACGACCAGCGAGGACGGCATTCTCAAGGCTTCGAAAGAAGCCCGCCGCTTCATGGAGCAGAACTTGCTCGGCGAGTCGATGACCCGCCAGCTCTATCTCTGCTCGGCGGAGTTTTTCGACGACGTGACGACGCATCCGGCGCACGCGAAGTTCTACGAGAACAACCCCGTCGGAAAGCCGAATCCGTTCCTCGAAGATCTCGGCGTGAGCTACTTCCAGCACGGCACCGCGACCTACATCGAGCACAACGGCCAGGCGACCTATCTCAACGCCGACGGCACCTCGACCTCGCGGCGCTTCATTCCCGCCAACGAGTGCATCATCGTGCCGCTCGGCACGCAGCAGGTGTTCCGCTCGTACTTCTCGCCGGGCGAAATGCTGGACGCTGTCAACATGCCCGGGCAGTCCATGTATGTGTCGCTGAAGGAGCTGGACCACGGCGCCGGCGTCGAGATCCACACGGAATCGGCGCCGCTGTTCCTGGTGCAGAAGCCCCGCCTGGTGCTGCGCGGCTACTCGAGCAACTAAGCAGACGACGTCACGACACTCAATTCAGGGCCCGCCAACTGAAACGCTGGCGGGCCTTTCGTTGAGTGCCGCAGCCTTAAAACCACGGGGGAGATACCATGCGCGTGAAATTCTTGGTCGAGACGACCGTCCGGCTCGATAGCATCAACTCGAAGATCTATCCGGAAGGCTGGGCCGGCGAGGTTCCCGACCAGCTCGGCGCCGACGTCATCCAGCAGGGCCTGGCCGTCTACGTCGAGCCGACGCTGACGCAGCTGCCGCCAGGCCAGCAGTTCACGGCCGAGCAGGCCGCCGTGCTCGCCGCCGCAGCCGACATCGCGCTGCAGCAGGCGAACCAAGAACAGCAGGGAGATGGCGCTGGTCACGCCGGCGACGGCAGCGGCACGGCTGACGCCGGCGACGAGCTGCAGCTCGAGGACCTCACCAAGGCCGAGCTGCTCGAGCTGGCAGAGAAAGCCGGCCTCGAGGGCGTCAAGAAGTTGAACAAGGCCGAGCTGCTCGAGGCGCTCACCAAGCCGGCGACTGAATAATGCCGTCGCCTTTCTCGGCGGCGCTCGCCGCCATGGAGCCGCAGCTCGACGACCACATGGGCGAGCGCATCGTCATCACGCCAATGGCGAATGGTGACTTTGCCGCGGCTGGCGACGAGACGCGGCCAATCATCGACGTGACGGCCTTAGTCGACTTTGTCGATCCGTCCTCTGCCGATCTCGCCAAGCTCGACGCTCGGGTGCCTTACGAGGAGCTGGAGGCCGAGATCCGGCGCGAGCTGCTGCCCGCAGGCGCCGTCATCCGTAAGGACGACGTCGTCGTGCTGCATGAGCGGCCGAGCAAGGACTACAAGGTCGGCCGCGTCGATCACTCCGACCCGGCGCGGCTGCGGGTCATTCTCTGCAAGATCGGAACCGACTGATGTCGCTGGCGCGCCAGGCCTTACGGTTGTGCACTGTCCGCGCTCTCCGTGGCCACACGAGCGCCGGCGACCGAGTGCGCGATTCCGAGCAGGGCCCGGTCGAGGACTACGTCAAGGACAAGACGCAGCCCCACGTCCTCGTCTACACCGACGACGGCGTTTTCGGCGCCAAGCCGCGCGACCTATTCGACGGCGGATCGCAGGATCTCGTCATCGAGATCGTCATGACGCAGCGCATGGTCGCTAAATTCGAGAACGGCGAGGAAGGCGAGACCATCGACATGCCGCAGACTGATGCGGCGATGGAATTTTCGATCGACGCCATCGCGCGCCAGGTCCGCGTCGCGCTGATGCGACCCGCCGACCCGTGGGCGGAAATGTGGCGGCGATTTGCGCTCAGCATCACGCAGGGCACCGACAAGCGCGGGTCATCAATGCGCGAAGGTGTGCGCTTTGCTGGCCGACAAATGCTGCTCACCGTCGATCTGCCCCGCGACCCCGTGCCGGGCCAGCCTCTGGGCCCGTTGTGGGCCGATTTCCTGGCGCTCGTCGAGGGCACCGCCGACCTGGCGCCGATCGCAGCGGTGATGCGCGCTCTGATCGAGGGCGGCGACGTCGATCTGCCCGACTGGCAGGTCCTGCGCGCCGGCTACGGCATGACGCTCGCCGAGGCGAGGGCGCTGCAGGTGGCGCCGCCGGCGGCCGCCGAGGCCTCGTCGCCGGACTTCGAGGGCGTGACGCCCGACACTCACCCAAGCCCGCCGGGGACGCTGCCGTGAAGCTCAACAAGGTCATCATCGACCTATATCACCGCCTCGAGGAGCTGGAGCGCCGCATCGAGAACCGATCGCGCACCGGCACGATCGAGGAGGTCGACGCTGCCAAGGGCCTGGCGCGCGTGAAGCTGGGCGTCGACCCGGTAACGCAGCAGCCCTACCTCAGCCCGTGGATACCCTGGAAAGAGATCTCTATGGGCAAGATCAAGACGCACTTCCCGCCGACGAAAGGGGAGCAGGTGCAGGTCGTCTCGGAATCCGGCGACATCACCGACGCGGTCATCGACTATTCGCTGCCGTCCAACCAGAACAAGCGGCCGCACGACAAAGAGGGCGAGGCCGTCATCCAGATCGGCGACAAGTTCCGCCTCTTGATGAGCGAAAGCACGTTCCACCTCAAGGTGCCTAGCAAGCGCGTTGAGTCCGGTAAAATCGAGTTTCAGAATGAGAACAGCTCGATCGCAACGCCGCCGAGCGTGTCGGCGGCCGACATTCCGATGAGCTGATCACATGCAGATGCCCGCGGAAATGCTCACCGCCATGAAAGCGCAGCTGGTCGAGCCGGCGCGCGGGTGGCGCGTCATGTCAGCCATGCCTGACCAACACACTGAGACGGTCGTGGTCGACCTGGTGCCCACTGAGGTCATCAAGCGCACGGCCACCCTGACGCTGCAGAGCGATGTCATGGGCAAGGCCATCATCCTGATGCTCGCCGGCGAGGGCGCCGGCACGACATGGTCGGCCGGCAAGGCGATCTTCGGGGGCAATAGTTTCGACTTCACCGACGCCGAGCTTCTGACCTGGTGCAAGAACGCGATCGCCGCGCTCAGCCCGGTCGTCGTCGTGGCGGTGCTCGAGCAATGGTTCGGCGAGATCCCGTCGGCCGACGATGGCGAGGCCTGATGTTCGGCGTAGCGCGGCGATCACTGGATACGGCCGCCGGCGCGCAGGTGGGCGCCAATCAAACGCTGGTGACCGTGCAAGGCCAGCTCTGGATGGTGCTCGGCGACGTCAACACGCCGCACGGCTTCTTTCCGCACGTGCCTGGCGGCGACAACATGGCGCAAGGATCGTCGTTCGTCAGCATCAACGGCATCCCCGTGTGCCGCCAGGGGCACCAGGCCGGCTGCGGACACCCCACGACGGGCGCCGACTGGTTCAAAATCTCCGACTAACAGAGGGCGAGAACATGAGCGACAAGCAGCTTTACGAATTCACGCAGGAAGGCTTTTTTGCCGGCGACTTCTACAAGGTCGGCGCAAAGATCCGCCTCTACCCCAAGCAGGCTCAGCACGAGCTGCACCGCATGCAGCCAGTCGCTCCCGTCGAGTCGCTGGCGCCTGCCGCCGAGGCAACGCCGGCACCGCGCGCGCGCTCGAGCCGTTCGAAGGCCTAGGCCAGTGCCGGACTCGATCGGTATCAGCCGGCGCACCGGCAAGGTGCTCACCGACTGGGCGCACGTCGTGCAGTCGATCGAGGACATTCTGACGACGCGCGTGCTCACGCGCGTCATGCGCCGCGAGTACGGCTCAGAGACGCCGAAGCTGATCGACGCGCCGATGAATGACCTGTCGCTGCTGATGTTCTACGTGGCGGCAGCCGAGGCGCTCGATCGCTGGGAACCGCGGTTCAATCTGCTCGAGATCTATTTCGTCGATGTCAGCGCCGCCGGCAACACGTCGCTGCGCCTTGTTGGCGAATATCTGCCGCGCGGCCACCTGGGCGACTTCACGCCCGCAGACGACACCACGCTCGTGCTCAACCTCGTTCAAATGAGCGAGGAAGGGTTCCGAGCCGTCGCTTGACGACCTCTCGCAACCGGGTGCCCCATGACACGCTTTGTCGCGATCGACCTCGCCGGCATGAATCCGCCGGACGTCGTCGAACGCCTCGACTATGAAGCGATCCTTGTCGCGCTCAAGGCGGACCTGGTGGCGCGCCTTGCGGCCGTCGGCATCGCCTACAACGTGCAGGATCTGGAAAGCGACCCGGGCGTCAAGGTGCTCGAGGTCGCCGACTATCGCGAGCTGATCACGCGCGGCCGTATCAACGACGCCGCGCGCGCCGTCATGCTGGCATATGCGCACAAGTCGGACCTCGACCATCTGGGCGTCTATTACGGCGTTGCGCGGCGCGTTGTGACGCCGGCAGATGGCGACACGCCGGCCGTCTTCGAGCTGGATGAGTCGCTGCGCGCACGCATCCAGCTCGCGCCCGAGGCCTTTTCGTCGGCCGGCGCCGAGGGCGCCTATCAGTTCCACACGCTGACGGTCGACACGTCGGTCAAGGACGTCGCCGTGCTGACGCAGGAAGGCAGCGGCCACGTCCACGTCATCCCACTCACCAGCACCGGCAACGGCGTCCCGGCGAACACTCTGCTCGAGCGCATCCGCGGCCGGCTGCTCGAGCGCAAGATCAAGCCGCTGACCGACATCATCACCGTGCGCGCGCCTGCGGTTACCAACTACACGGTGCAGGCGACGCTCGAGATCGGCGCCGGTCCCGACCCGACGGTCGTGCGGGCAGCAGCTCACGCGTCGGCGCTGCTCTACATAGCGGCACGGCACCGTGTCGGCTTTCCCGTGCGCCGCAACGGCGTGATCGCGGCGCTGGGCGTCGCCGGCGTCGAGAACATCACCCTCGCCTCGCCGGCGGCCGACATCGTGCCGGCCGAGGATGGCGTCGCGTTCGCTACTGCCGTCACCGTGCAGGCTGCCTAAATGCTCACGACATACCCGCACCTGCTGCCCAAAACCTCGACGCCGTACGAAATGGCGTTGGCCGGGCCGACGGGCCGCCTGACCGACATACCTGTTCCCCTGCGCGATCTCTGGCGCTGGGACACCTGCCCCGAGGAGCATCTGCCCTGGCTTGCGTGGGCGATGTCGGTCGACCTCTGGAATGAGGCCTGGCCGGTCGAGAAAAAGCGAAACCTCATCCGGGAGAGCTTCGAGCTTCACCGGCACAAGGGCACGCTGCACACCATCAGCCGCTATCTCGATTACGCCGACGCGCCGCTGCGTCGCGCCATCGTGCCACCCGATAAGGCGTTTCCTGGCCGGTCAATGACGACCGAGGAGCGCGCAGCCTGGCTGGCGCGCTTTCCGCAGATCCGGATCTTTCAATACCGCGACCGAGGCGAGGCGACGTTCGGGGCATTTTGCACCGGCGCATTCAAGCTCGAGAAGTCGTTCCTCGGCGCCGGACCGTCGCACGCGCCGCCGGCCACCGGCACTGCTACTGCGGGGACGTTTTTCCCCTACAAGACGGACGCATGGGAGCGTTACGGCCGGCGCGCTTTCCTCTGGGATAAGGGGCAGCACTACCTGGCGACCGGCATCGAGATGCAGCTTCGCTGGCTCGAGCGCACCCGCCAGGAGAACGTCGAGACGGTTTACGATGGGGAGCAGATCCTCATCCCCGGCAGCCAGGTGCAGTCGCTGTTCTGCGGCGCCATGGCGAAGGGGAACCAAAACAAGCTCAACGGTCGGCGCTTCTGCATCAACTCGACGGCACGCTCGCGCATCGTCACCACCTACCTGCGCCGCGAGCAGCGCACGCTCGAGGACGTGCTCATACCAAACACGACGCGTCCGTCGCTCGACACCATCCAGGCATTTCCGGAGCAGGTAGCAGAGCGTGGCACGTCGCAGCGCGGTCAGAGCATTTTCTGCGGCATGCCGGGGCGCTGGCTCGATCTCGAGACCAAACAGCGCAAGGTCGTCAAAAGCTTCATGCAGGGCTTTCTGCCCGAGACTACTGCGCCGCTTCGACTCTACGATCGTCTGCATCTGCATGATCAGAACCGGCTGCCGGAGCAGCGGCCGGTTTCGACCCACATGGGGCAGTTCCGGCTCGGCATGCCCGCCTACCACGCCCAGCTGACCGTCGAGATCAAGGGCGAGCGCTCGCGCTTCCAGCTCGGCCAGTACATGACCGGGCACCTCATGGCGTCCGATCAAGCTCCGCTAAAACTCGCCCGCACGGCCGTCGTTCGCGGCAAAGCGTGGCGGGACAAAGTGCTGCTTAAAACGCAAATCCACCGGGTCATCAGAGCCTCTGACGGCGTGCGCGCGAGCGCGGGTCATCGGTCCGGCGGTCTGATCGCCGCTTACTAGGAGAGACGATAAATGGAAAAGCGGGTCATTCACCGCGACCGGCAGGAAGTGCAGGCCGTCGACTTCAACAACATCGGCGAATTCGCCAAGACGGCGATCGACCACGTGGTGAAGGACGGCATCCAAGACGCGAAGGGCTGGACCGAGTTTCAGGTCATCGAGTCCGGCACTGCCGAGATCACCGTCGAGCCTGGCCGCATCTACAATGCCGGCGCGGTCTACGTGGTCGAGACCGACACGGTGTTCGACCTGCTGAGCAATCTGCCGGCGGTCAATAAAAAGTGGGTCGCCGTCGTTGCCTGGGGCTCGGAGGCGGACGTCGACACGCAGCCGCGCGACTTCCTGATCGACGCAACAACCGGCGCCACCGAGCCGGCTGCCGTCGCCATGCAGAGGCTGCGCAAGGCAAACATCGCGACCGTCGTCGGCATCGAGGCCCCGCAGCCGGCCAAGCCGGCGATCGACAGCGGCAACGTCATCATCGCCATCGCGACCGCGCTGGCTACCACGGGCCCCGGCCGCTTCTCCCTCGACAACGCCCTCGGCATTCGCGTTCCGAAAGGCCTCGTCGCCCTCGCCACCGTCGCGGTCGCGGTCACGGTGATCAACGCGGTGAGCGACGCTAACTACTCGGTTCGCCTCCTCTCCGCGGACGCGGAGGTGTACGAGTAACGGCTAGAAATACCCGACCTGTTTTAACCAGTAATCATGCTCCCATTCCCAGAGCTTTTTTGCGCCAAGAAATGCCTGAAAATCCGATTTCCAGAAGGGAAATTCCTGCATTTCCACAATGCCCCTTAACTCGGCCCATTC